CGGCGTGACTCGTTAAATCCTTCGTGTGATCATTAAGCTGCGTCTCATGTTCTTTAATTCGTTTCGCGTTGCTCTCTTGCCGCGAATAGAGAACGCCCGCAAAGAAGATGCAGGAAATCAGCGAAACGATTGTTGGTCCCCATGCTGCCCAGTCCATATCAACCGTTCCCTAAATATTCAAGTTGGGCATACACATATGATTGATTACTGCCAACTTGACCGGCGAGCACGGATGCGCCGTTATCGGTGTAAAGCAAAGCTTCAAGATAATCCGTTGCGACACAAGAAATGATTGCGTCGAATAGGTATTGCAAACCGCCGCCAGTCACCTGTGGATATCCGCTCCCGTTTTTGTTAAACGTTCCATTTTTGCAAATGCTCGTAAAGATGTTTCCGCCTGGAGCCGATGGGAGATAAATTGTCCCACTCATGCGGTAAAGACCCGGCCAAATGGCTTTAAAGCGATGATTTGTTGCATCCCACTGTGAAAGCGAATCGAACTCGACGGTATCGAAAACGATCTTTACATTTCCAGTCGCGAGTGTCTGTTGCGCTGATGCGTAAACACTCGATACCGCACAATCCGGAATCCATCCGGCTCCGCCTGTATCCGGATCGGTCGTATTGTTATCCACGATTGAAAGCCAATAACCAAATCCTGTCGCACGTAGCACGCGCGAGCCCTTTGGATATCCACCAACGGCCGTCGAGAATGCAGAGCTATAAGGAAAGCCCGCGCCGGCACTCATCCATACATCGACAGCAGACATAGAGAAGAGACCGCCATTTATATCGGCACGATCGGGTGGTACTCCCCCACTCGTTGGATCAATACTAGTGAGCGGAGGATAACCGTCCGTCCAAGACGCAGCTCCAGGCGTGATGGGAATTTGCGAAGGAATAGGAATCGAATTCTTCGTTCCGCCATTTGCCCACGGTAAAACGAGTTGCGATGGGGCTCCCGAAAGTAGCATTAAAGTGCTCCGTCTCCCACAAATGGGGCCTGATTGAATCCCGTATAAGTATTGGTTCCCGTCTCGGCTTTGAATCCGAAAAATGGCCGATTATTGATGAATGTATTTGCGAACACTCCGGCCGGCCTTAAAAAAATTCCCGATTGTTGTAAGATTACCAATTCAAAAGGCTGCAAGGGAAATTCAAAAACATAGATGAGTTGCATTCCGCCCGGATCGGTAACATAACAACGCCCGCGTCCGGTCATCCAATTTGTCAAAAGTTGGTTGATCGCCGGGATCGTGGAAGCTGAAATGTTACTTAGAGCCTTCACCAAAATCACAGAGCGAAAAGCCGTATCGTCCAACACGTAAACTGGATTGGCGAGAATATTTCTCCCGCCCTGAAGTCCGACAATTCTTCCCCAAATATCGAGCCCAAATCCTTGCGCCGTTTGGACATTGAAAACAAAATTGTAAAACGCCCAAATGTTTACTTCAGGATCGATGTACTCATTCATGTTCTGAATGAGCTGCGAAATCGTCGGACTATTCCCATATTGAGAAATTACGGTTTGCTCGACGTTATTCATTAGACCAAATTCACCACAATGTTTCCTGTCCCAATTGTCGGACCTTGATCGATTCCAACTTGTACTTGAGTGGTTGCAGGACTCACAGTTGAGCCAACAAACATGCTTGAAATGAGAACGCCGCTATTTACCCCAGCAACGGTTGCATAATATCCGGTCGCGAGAATGAGCGAACCAATGCGCGCGCGCGGGAGATCGGTTAGCCCGTTGAACTGTGCCACGATTGCCGCCTGAATTTGTGTCGCAATATCTGAAGGCAAAGAAGGGTTGTTAATGATGTTGACGACAAAGTAAATCGGCAATGCACTTGGACGTTCGAAGGTGACATTGTACGTCGGATAAGGGAACGAGTATCCGCTTTGATCTTGAACCGCGACAGTCGTATTCCCGTTATAATTGCATCCGGGCGGTTTTTGATTCCAAATTTGTTGAACTACATCCGCATCCGTTCCACCAATGACTGCAACATAAAGTGAATGCTCTGCAAGATCATAACCGCTTGAATTTGGAATGTTGCTCCAAGGAAAAGGATTTGCGGAACTTGCTGCGCCAGTCGGATTGTCGATACAAAATACGTCAAGAACGCCGGCAACATTGAAGACATTCGCATAAATGCTTGGACAAGTGCCGCGGCCATTAAGTGCAACGGATGCAAAACGGCGTGTTTCAAATTCAGCGCGCGTCTCAACATCATTACCCAAAACACCATCGGCCGGATTTGTAACAGTATCCCATCCGGTGACAGCTTGATATACCTTAATCAAGCTTCCCGCGGGACAGGCAATTGCGCCTGTAACGATATTTGCGAATTGCCCCGTTACCGTGCCGCCGCTTCCAATCGTCACGGTTCCTTGAAGAATATAAGTGTTGCCATTCGTATCTTGCGCGAGCGTTCCGGCCGGGGTAACGCTCGTTGCAACTCCGCCTAGCGTACAAGCAACAACCGTGGATTCCGCTCCTTTGCGATCCAAGAAATAGATTTGTGCGAGCCCATCCTGCCAACGACCCGAAGCATATTGCGGATCAAATTCATTGACCATGTATGCAATTTCAGAATTTTTCTCTGCGATAATTGCGGTCGTACTCGACGCAAGTTGACCTTGAGGAGTATTCAAAGCGGGATTGAGTCCGCCCCCAAATGCGGAATCGTAATCGGATTGTACGCCAGCAAGAATTGCAGCTTCCGTGGGAAGAACTACACCGGCGTCTGTAAAGACAATAGGCGGAACTGCGCTCATCAGAATGTCACCGTAGTTGCTTGATTATCACTATCAACAAAGGTTACTTGACCGGTCACACTTCGCGCAGTAAACGAGTTGATAACACATTGTGCGGATACGACGCCGGTAACGGTCAAAGCTGCATTAATCATCAATTGAATGATGAGCGAAGAGGGCGGGAGCTGTCCTAAAACCTGCTCGAAATAATTGATACCCAACAATGTGTTGTAATAGACTTCTCCCAAAAAGGTCTTAATCGCGCTCCCTACATCTTGCGCAAGCGAATATGGATTCGATGCAACGGCGATATTGCCCGATGTATCGAGTACCAAATCCGATGCGAGTTGATCGAGCAAAAGAGTATTCATGGTATTGGCGCGCTCGTGGGACTGCCTGGAGATTCGCTCGTATGCGTATGCGTTTGCAGACTAATTCCCGCTCCAATTATATCATCGGTTGCGTTTATTCCCTGCGACACTTGAACTTGACCGTTTATGTCAATTTCTGGAGCCGTCAAAGTAATTTTGGTTGGAGAGTTGATCTCGATTCCCGTTGTGCTGAAACAGACAAATTGCTGCGGCGTTCCGTTTAAAACTCCGCCCAAATAAAGCCCGTCCGCAAAATCGTACATGCGACCAGAGCCGGGATTTGCTTGAGCTTTGGTACTCTTCACTTTGCTGATATCGCGGCTCGTGAAAACTGCAATGCCAATATCCCCCACTTGCGGATCAATGATGATCGCATTTGTCCCGCCTTGGATACGCAAATAGGGAATGTTGTAAATCGTAACGTGTGGAGTCGGATTCCCGTTCCCATCCACTTGATTGACGAGCGGCATGATATCCACAAAGCCGACTGGTTCGACTTCGCCGGCATTTGTGACCGCCATAATCTGCACGAGCGTTGCCGTTTGGACTTTTGCGATTGCCTGCGAGATCGCAAAGTAAATGCGATTGTATTCGCTCCAGACTGCATTTTGCTGGAATGTAGGTCCAAGACTAACTGTTGATGGCGAGCCCACTTTGATTCCCCCTTACCGTCGAAAACCAAGGTCCACCCGGATCTTGCGCCGCGAGATCATGATTGATCGACGCAACCTTCCATTGACCCGCGGCACGAGGAATGCTCGTAACGAGTTTGATTGCTCCCCCAAATGTAATCGCCGGATTGAAAAATGTACGAAAATTAACTCCGACTCCGTCAAAAGTTGGATATCCGATAAGTCCGCTCGACGGGGATATCTCTGGAATTTGTCCATCACGCGGTTGTCCCTTCGGGCATATTGCAAGATTCTGGCCATCTAAGTACATATCAATGTTTGCTTGCTGTACAACTGCTTGCGCTTGATCGGGAGCCGTACCGGGAAGATATGGATTAATGAGTGACTTAGTAACTCCGTTGTTTTGGAATGCAACTCCGATAGTATCTGCAATCTTTTGCATGACCGTCGAAACTGGTATAGAACCCGGATAACTCAACGGTGAAGTAGGGGTAAGTTTTGCAACCCATGTCGAATTGGCTTGTATCTCCAAGAATACATCGGGAGCAGAATTGTAATTGCCAAACGCATTGATAATATTTCCAACAAATACGAGAGTTTTTTGTGTTCCATCGATCGCATACACTTGAATGACATTGCGTAAAAAACCTTGATTTTGATACTGAAGAGTCGTAGCTTGATTCATATCACTTTGACTCACTCCGTAAATCTGTGCATGCAAAGTTCCGTACATTTGACCACCGGCATTCTCAATGTGAGCGCGTGCGCGAAATCCTTCAAGCTGGATTTGATTGTTATTACTTGAACCGAACGTGCCGGTTCCAAGAGTGATGACGAAGAGCAGGTTTTTCGGATTATCAAAGCTCGTCATATTCGGCCGCCGTAAGATAAACGAGTTGATACCGCGAGCCAAGCCCGGTCCAATCAGGATCATTGTTCCCTTGCGTATCAAGAAAAACTAAGTTGCCGACGAACGGCTCGTAAGTTCGCGAGTTAAGTGGATTAGCATCTTCCGCAATCACTGCCGTGATGATATCGACTCCATTTACATTGATGTCCACAAAAAGCCCCTGTGCTTGCTTATAATAAATAGCAATCTGGACGTTCTGCCCCGCGAGTACCACTTGAAGCTGCTGCGAAGGCACGGCTTGTATGGGTATCTGAAGCATTATTGTATTCCCAACTTTTGCATACCCGCAGATAGAACCGATTGATCCGGAGCTTGTGTAGCGGTGAGTCCGTTTTGAACTTGTGCAGCAGCATCCGGAGCTTGTGGGGTTTGAATCAGAGTCGCTTGCGTGAAAGTGGCAGAAACTGTACGAACTTCCTCTAATGAAATCTCGACAATAAGGAGAGTCATACCGCGCGATGCCGAGCGTCGATAATTGTAACGCTCCAAACTATAATTCGTATACGTGACTTCAGGAGTCACGACATTGTAAAGGTCTGTAGAATTGCAAGCGCTCTCGATAGCCGCAAGGAATTGCGTCCGGTCGGATTCATCTCCACTTAGAGCAAGGGTTACAACAGGATTGGCAGGCAACTGAACTTTATTGTAAGTGGCAAATCCGCCTTGTTCAACCGGAAATGTACTAATCTTGTTCTCTTTGTTGTACTCGACACTTACGGTCGATTGGACGGAATCCCCGCCGCCCGTAATTTGATTCGAGATGATCGATTCAATCGAGAGAGATCCAGAATTGTCGATACCGAGTAAGTTTCCGTTTTGATCGTAAATCCCCCATTGCGATTGAGCTTGGAGCGAGTTAATGAGAATGCTCGCAAGAGATCCGAGCCCAATTGAAATGATCGGACTCGCGATTGCCGCGCGTGGGAGCGGCGGAACGCCAGGGTATGCGGGGATGGCGGGGAACGGTATTAAAGGCATTTATTGCAACCCCGTGTTCGCTTGGCTCGTAAAGAGATAATCTTGCATAGCATCTCCGATGCCGGCTGCAATCCCTTTTGCGTCCGTTGCTTGTGTGACGATTTGCAGATTATCGACCTTCAAAGACACGCTTTTATCCGTGTTTCCCGCGCCCGTAGAGCCGCCAGCGCTCGCCACGGGAGTAGAAGCACCTTTGATGCCATCCAATACAGACATATCGATGCGGCCGGCCGGTAATTGAGTTGGAAGAAA